ATGAAAGTCGGTAGCCATCATACCCAGATGGGCAGATGTGTATGGATCTTATTCCGTGCGTATCTGTTATCCAGTTTAGTTCTTTATAGAAAGAGCATTAACCTTTGCGTAGTTTTCTTGTCGACAATTATGGTTGGCAAGCCTGCGTAATGCTAGGTAGGTAAGAGGTTTTAACTAGATATACTAGAGTAATTATAACCGACGAGCGGCTATGCCCTCCCCCAAACGAGCATCTTATTGCGGCACCAGATTAGTGTACTGGTTACTAGGACAACCATATCCTAGTATAATAACTATAGCGCAGAGGTAACTCCGGCGGGGAGAGGAATCTCATCCCGTTTTTACGTTACTATTACTTGAAATTCAGAAACCAACCATTCCTAAGGGATTGGAAGGGGGACAGTGATGTCCTTCTGAGGGTGCGAAGATCTAAGTGGGTTAAACCATATGATCGTTCTAACTAATTCAAGCTTACTTAAGCCTAAGAACTTATCCTAAGTTCCCTTGTTAAGGGTGGCTGCGGCCCCGAATGTGACTTGGGACATTAGTCCCTTGCGCATTTGGGAAACCGAAGTTTAATAGGATAACATTTATTATACCCTACGAGCCGAAAGGTGAGTAGGATGAACAACACAATCAGTCTAAGGACGATTCTAAGTCTGGGAATGTGTACTGTTTATGAGTAACTTCATACTCTTAGTACAACAAACTCCAGGAATGTCCCTAGTAAGGACCTGTTAGATCAGTAACCTGGACAGCGGGAGAAAAGATGTGAAGCGAAAATGTTGCTTCAGTCCTTTCCAGACGGGTGCCCGGATGCTACTTCACCTTAGGGGTGTAAGGGAGAATCAAGGAAAGCTAGAAATGGCCTACAAGAGGATCCCGAGCTTTAGATTTAGTACCTGAGTACCAATTCACATAGATCTTTATTGAGCAATGCAAATTCTTATCATATTATTTGTAATTACGATAGTTTTAGGTGTTGGTAATCACCAGGGAGTAATGGAAGTTATCTCTCAACCGTTCTTATTACGGTGGGAGGTATATGCCTTCTCTGGATTACTGTTAATGATTATACTACTAACAATAGTAATTATTAAAATACGAAAAGCTTATCTGGAAATTAGAGGAGGGTTACGGGAACTGCAAAATAAGAAAGTTGCAGCTCCTGTCGTGGTGCCGGTTGTTAAACCATCCGGTAAAAGAAGTTATTCTACAACCTCGACTCCCCTTTCTCCAAGTAAACCAAGAGTTTTTGTATCACCTAATCCGACATTGCCCGTGAGAGGTTTTAAAACCTCTTCTTGGGTAAATGCCGCATTATCTTTAATGGGGATGAATCCCTGGCTCCCACCCTCTCAACAGAGAGGAGCTGAGTTCTCAGTGACAAATCCCTCGACCTACGCTCGATTGTTAAATACTGTTAAACCTGTTAATGCCATGATCTCTGTAAAAGGAGGTCGGCCTTTAGTGAACCACATTCTTAGAATGTGTTCGCTAATAGGTTTGGATAAATCTCTAGGTCTAGTAAAAGTTATTATAGCATTTATGTCTTTTTGCTTTAAATATATTCAAAGCAACGGCCTCAATGGCCTTGTTATATACCTGAAGGCTTGTACTGTAATTTTACAACAAGCCAGCGGAAAACATAAATTAGAAAGTATGAATGGATTAAAGATTCGATTTGCCAGAACGCGTTCGGGATACCCTCGGGTAATTCCAATGCTCCATCGAGCACGGATCCACGAGCCAAAAATATTCAGGCTCTGGATGACTTTATTTAGTCTATACAGAGTCCTTGAAGTGCCAGGTAAACTTAACTTAAGCACCATTACTAAACCATCAACGATGGATCCTAGTAATTTGCCTAAGATTAGCCAATTGCTGGAAACAGCATTTTGGCCAGGTTTAATTAATCTATCGCGGTTCGATGACACGCGTATAGGTCAAAACTGGTTGGAACCGTGGGATTTTATCCGGTCGCTCCGTGCAACTCCCTTCATCATTCGTAAAGCCTCGTCAGCAGCCGGTTGGATTCGTCTAACTAAGGCTGAAACTGCAACTGTACAGAGTACAGCCCCAGCTTCTATCTTAGCAGCTATTGTTGCTTGGAAGGATAACCCTATGATGTTTACCATTCTAAAAGATTGGTGTAACATGACAGGGAATGTCTGGTTGCTTAATAGAATAGACTCTTGGAGTCGAATTTTATTAACAATGTGTGACCCTAACGACAGACGAATAGAACTGTATAAGGGCATGCGGACTGTGCTTGGGCAGACCTATGGTAGAACCTTAGGAAAGCTCGGCTTTAAGGAGGAAGCTGCCGGGAAAGTAAGGGTATTCGCTTTTGTGGATCCCTTTACTCAGTGGCTAATGAAGCCTCTTCATGATGCCCTGTTTGAGATTTTATCTCTTATTCCCCAAGATGGAACTACTGACCAGTTAGCGCCTGTTAGACTATTGATTAGTCGGAAACCGAAAGGTCCCTTCTTCTCATATGATTTAACAGCTGCTACCGATAGATTACCACTTATTGTCCAAATGACAATTTTGAGTAAGTTAATGACTTCTCATGGTGCTAACCTATGGGCGAGTATGCTAGTCGGAAGACAATACGACTATGTATATAAACCTGTAAAAGGTAAAACACAAAGAGGTACGGTGGCTTATGGGGCAGGGCAACCAATGGGAGCTCTGTCATCATGGGCTATGCTGGCGTTTACGCATCACGCAATCGTTCAGATGGCGTCATTCGATGCCGGGAAAACTAAATCCGGCGAGTGGTTTGCAGACTACGCAGTTCTTGGCGATGATATTGTTATCGCTGATGCTGCTGTTGCAAGTTCATATCTGTCATTAATGGAAATTTTGGGTGTTAACATTGGCTTAGCCAAATCCCTTGTTTCTCTTGATGGCCAAACTCTTGAGTTTGCGAAAAAGACTATACACAGAAAGGCTGATGTTTCTGCTGTTCCGTTCAGTGAATACTGGATAGGACGACAGTCACTTGGCCCTTCTTTGGAGCTAGTTTCGAAATATAAACTGACCCTATCTAAATATTTAGATATATTTGGATTCGGTTTCCGAGCTAAAGGCTCTATGTCCGGAGATATAATGTCTCTAGGGCGAAGGATGCGACATCGAATATTGGCTTATTTCTCACCATTAGGTCCAAATCCATTAACAATGAGAGAATTCTTTTCTCTTAAAGGTATAAATCGGTTCTATAAGTGGACAGATCGGAAGGAGATATCTTTAGTTACTAATTTCGTTGCAAAAGAATTGCAGCGTTTATTAGAAAAACTTGATTCGCCCGAGATGATTGCTCTAGTAGATAATGCTAGACAGTTATCTGAGGTGAATAAGGATAGAGAGTATTATGGTACTTTACGCAGAGATGCGCCTGGTGCCAGAAAACTCGATCTTCCGGGTCTGTACCCTGATAGACCAACTTATATCTGGAGTGCTTCATCTCCTGATCTTAGATATATTGATAAGCAAATCTATTACGAAGTAACAGATGAGCTATGTCAAACAGTCTACAGGGAAGCATTCCTGGATGTTAGAGTCATGGTAAGAGATTTGCGATATGCAATCGAAGATGCTATCAAGGCAAAATCAGGTCCTTCTGTAGGTGACCTTGATATGGTGTTAACCAAATATCAAGAGTTCCAAGATCTCTTGGCTGAGGTTCCATTTCCAAAAGAAATAACCATCAAACCTAAGGAGGAAGCAAGAGTTTCACAACTTGAGCTTATTAAACAATGGGAAGTCTATTCCCGATACCTGAGAAGCACTTTAAGTACTTAAGATCTGGTATAGGTCTTATTAGTTCAGAAATATATAATAATGAGAGCTTTAACAACTCTCACTAGCCCGCCATTAGCGTAATTAACTAATGGTGAGATTTTATCCTTCACAAATATAAGAACATACCCAGTCAGGTGACCATATTTTCAATGTGGTTGCATTGGCTGCAGTTGTTACGAAAATTTTCGAAAACGTATCTGAGCGTAGTAGGCTAGGTAAAGTCCTGTGTGAGCAGGCGGGTTCCTAGTCTTGTGTGGC